GGTCCTCGGCGGCACCGCCTACGCCGTCTATTCGACGCACAGCCACCGACCGGAGCGGCCGAAGTACCGGCTGATCATTCCGGCGGGGCGCCCGATGAGCGTCGACGAATACACGGCGGTCAGCCGGAAGATCGCCGACAACATCGGCATGGAGGCGTTCGACAAGACGACGTTCCAAGCGCACCGCCTGATGTACTTCCCGAGCTGTTCCAAGGACGCCGAGCCGTTCCTCGAGGTGCACGAGGGCGAGCCGCTGGACGTCGATGCGGTGCTTGCGCAGTACGACGACTGGCGCGACGTCAACGCGTGGCCGCGGCACAAGGACGAGAAGGCAGGGCCGCAACTCTCCTCCAAGAAGGCGCAGGATCCGCGGGAGAAGCACGGCGTCATCGGGCTCTTTTGCCGGGCGTTCCCGATCGAGGTAGGCATCGACACGTTCCTCTCGGACAAGTACACCGAGGGGACGATGCCGAACCGATACACCTACACCGGAGGCACGTCGGCGAACGGTCTCGAGGTGTACCCGGAGCAGGACCTCGCCTTTTCGCACCAGGACTCCGACCCGGTCGCGGACGGGCGGACGTACAACCTGTTCGACCTGATCCGTGTGCACAAGTTCGGCCATCTAGACGACAACGTGAAAGACTTCACGCCGGACGCTAAGAAGCCAAGCCACCTGGCGATGGAGCAGTGGGCGGCGCAGCGGCCGGAGGTGAAGCAGCTGAAGATGGCCGAGCTCGCGGAGTCGTTCGGCGACTTCGACGATGAGCCGGCGGGCGAAGACGACCCGGAGGATGATTCGTGGGAGGAGAAGCTCGAGCTTCACTCCAAGACCGGCGACATTCTCCCGACGGCGGGCAACATTGAGCTGCTCCTAACGCACGGCCCGTTCCGCGGAGCGCTCGGTTACGACGCTTTCGGCAATACCGAAGTTGTCCGCCGGCCGCTGCCGTGGCGCGGGCGGGAGCGCCCGGGGCGGGATTATGAGCCGTGGCTCGGGGCGGACGATAAGCGACTGCAGCATTGGTTCTCGAAGGTGCACAAGATCAATTCGGCCAAGGCGATCCAGAACGCGTTCACGGAGGTCGTGCACAAGCACACGTTCCACCCGATCAAGGCGTACCTCGAGGCGTGCACATGGGACGGCGAACCGCGCGCGGAGCGGCTGTTCATTACATACCTCGGCGCCGCTGACACACATTACGTGCGCCAAGTGACGCGGAAGATGCTGCTCGCCGCGGTGAAGCGGCTGTATCATCCCGGGTGTAAATTCGACCATATGCTCGTTCTCGTGGGGCCGCAGGGCGCCGGCAAGAGCTCACTGCTCGGGAAGCTCGGGCGGGAGTGGTTCAGCGATTCGCTCCGGACGTTCGAGAACAAGGAAGCCGGAGAGCATCTGCAGGCGGGGTGGATCTTCGAGATCGGCGAGCTGTCGGCCATGAAGAAGACGGAGGTCGAGGAGGTCAAGGCGTTCTTGTCCAAGACCGAAGACCGTTACCGCGTGGCGTATGACCGGCAGGTGTCGGAGTTCCCGCGGAAGTGCGTATTCTTTGGAACGACGAACACGAAAGACTTCCTCCGGGACGCCACGGGAAACCGCCGCTTTTGGCCTGTGGAGGTTCTGCCGGAGCGCGCGGAGCTCAGCCACTGGGACCACGTCGACGAAGAGACGGTGCGCCAGATCTGGGCTGAGGTGCTGCGCTGGTACAAGGCGGGGGAATCCCTAGAACTGGACAGCGAGGCCCGCGAGGAGGCGGAGCGGCAGCAGGCGGCGCACATGGAGAGCGATCCCCGGGAGGGCCTGATTCAGGAGTGGCTTGATACGCCGATCGAGGATGAATGGGCGGACGAGGGCAACGGCGCGCTGCGTGACCGCGTTTGCGCCGCCCAGATATGGACTGAATGCCTCGGCGGCAAGAAGGGGCAGATGCGCCCGTGGGAGGGCAAAGAGATCATGGACATCCTCCGCCGCATCCCCGGATGGGCCGAGCGAAAAGGGAAAGCGAAGGTACCCGGATACGGCGTTCAGAGGGTGTTTGAGCGGTTGCCGTGACGGTTGCCGAGAGGTTGCCGTAAACGATTTACGGCAACCGAAAAAGTTGCCGTAGTTGCCGTGAGGTTGCCGCACCAGACCGAGGCACGGCAACCGCGAAAACCTAGACGTATCAAGGGTTTAGAGGCTCTGGTTGCCGTGGTTGCCGTAAATCTCTTAGTAATCATAAATAATTTAATTAACCTATATAGCGGCACCCGTACATAGGTTAAACGCACATTTACGCACTACGCGCGTAATGACGGCAAAACGGCAACCGCTAGAAGGAGGGCAAAAATGCTAGAGTCGACACTTGAACGACGCCTAGTTCGAGAGGTGAAGAGAATTGGCGGGCTCGCCCCAAAGTGGACCGCACCGGGCAACCGGGGAGTGCCGGACCGGATCGTCCTTCTGCCGGGAGGCCGGACGGTATACGTCGAGATGAAAGCGCCGGGGAGGAAGCTGACTCCGCTGCAGGAACGGTGGGCTGATATTCTTCGTGGTCTCGGACATAGGGTTTACATGCTAGATAGCGTCGAAGCCATTGACGCGTTCATCGCGGAAGTGTCAGCCGATGAAGTATAAGCCGCATCGATACCAGGAGTACGCAACGGAACAGATCATCGAGAAGCCCTTCATCGGGCTGTGGCTCGAGATGGGCCTCGGGAAGACGGTCTCCACGCTGACGGCGATCGACCTGCTGCTGAACGATTACTTCGAGGCGACGAAGGTGCTTGTGATCGCCCCGCTGCGGGTCGCCGAAGACACCTGGGCGCGGGAGATCGGCAAATGGGACCATCTGCGACACCTGAGAATTGCGAAGGTCCTTGGGAAGGTCGAGCATCGCCGGAAGGCGCTGCGGACGCCGGCGGACATCTACGTTATCAATCGCGAAAACGTCGAATGGCTGGTCGCCGAGTTCGGGAACAAGTGGCCGTTCGACACGGTCGTAGTCGATGAGTCGAGCAGCTTCAAGAATCCCCAGGCGAAGCGATTTCGGGCGCTGCGCCGGGTGCGGCCGCTGATCAAGCGAATGGTGCAATTGACCGGCACGCCGGCACCGAACGGGCTCCTAGACATCTGGGCGCCGATGTATCTTCTGGACCGCGGGGAGCGACTGCATAACACGCTTGGCGCGTATCGGGAGAAATACTTCATTTCGATCACGAAGGACTCCATCACCACTTACAAGCAAAAGAAGGAGACCGAGGCGCGGGTTTACGAGAAGATTTCGGACATTACGGTCAGCATGAAGGCGGCGGACTGGTTGGAGCTCCCGGAGCGCATCGACCGCACGGTACCCGTGAAACTCTCGGAAGAGGCGCAGGCGCTTTACAAGAAACTGGAGAAGGATCTGCTTCTGCCGTTCGCTGATGCCGACGTGGTGGCGAATACGGCCGCCGTGCTTAGCAATAAGCTGCTGCAAATGGCGAGCGGGGCGGTGTACGACGAAGACCGAGGCGTGAAGCACATCCATGATGCCAAACTGGACGCCTTGGAGGACATCATCGAGGGGGCGAACGGAAAGCCGGTCATGGTGTTCTACAACTTCAAGCATTCACTGGCCCGCATCCAAGAGCGGTTCCCCACGGCGCGGACGCTTCGGAAAGGCAAGGACGGCGTACAGGACATCGCCGATTGGAATTCGGACAAGATTCCGCTTCTGCTGCTGCATCCCAAAAGCGCCGGCCACGGGCTGAATCTCCAGGAATCGAGCTGTCAGACGGTCGTATGGTTCGATCAGATCTGGAGCCTCGAGGAAGACCAACAGGCAAACGCGCGCGTTCATCGGCAGGGCCAGACGCGGCGGATCGTCGTCATGCGGCTGGTTGCCGAAGGGACCATGGACGAAGATGCTGTCGAGGTGTTGGTGAAAAAAGCGGAGGGGCAGAACGCCCTGATGGAAGCCGTAAAGGCACGAATCGAAAGGGTGAAGGCGAATGGGAAGAGCGGAGTTTCGCAAACAGCTTAGGGAACACAAGAAAAAGCGGAGCAAAAACCTGAACGCATTCAAGGCCGAGCAGGACGAACTGCACACCCGGGCATATAATCTCGCCGTTAAACACATGACCGAAGCGATGAACTGCCATAAGAGAATCAGCAAGAAGATGGTCGACGAGGTCCTTGCGAAGGCTGACGAGATACGCAGCGATTGGGATCGGATAAACAAGGTGACGGTCGAAGCGACCGAAGGGTTCGGGGAAGAGGGGCCAGCAGATGAAGCCCGAACTCCCTGACGACGGCGACCCGATCCGCGGCATCTTGTGGGGCTTGCTGCTAAGCGTCCCGATCTGGACCGCCGTCGTCGCATTAATTCAATTCACGGGTCGCGGGGCTAGGTAGACGGCGTTGTTTTCGCGGAGCAACCGCACGACGCCTACCGATTCGTCGAGGATCTGCACGTGGTCGTTGTCGACGAGCAGGATCACGCCAACGGCCTCGAGCTCGCCGTCGTTGATGTTGATTGCCTTGACCCGCAAGCTATGCCGTTTCGCTTCGGCGAACTGCTGGGTCGTGACGAGACGATTTTCAAATTCCATGATTATCACCCGAGCAAAATTATATCATAAGGCGGTGAAACTGAATTGTCAGCGATCGAGCAATTAAAGCAATACCGGCAGATGCGAGCACGCCTCGATGTGCTGTCGACGTATTCCGTCGGCGCCGGCATTACGGTGTCCAGACTGAATCAGGAAGATCAGTTGCAGGAGCTACACCGGAGACTCCGGGGGCAACCAAGCTACATGTACCTATCGAAGCACGAGCAGGAGCTGGAGACCGTAGCGCATGCCTACCTGGAGCGGTACCCGGTCGGGACGAAAGCACAATTGAACGCCGTCCCGAAAACCGGGTTCGACAAAGAAGATGACCGGCTTCTGCAGGAGCTGAGAGAGAAGATCCGGAAGGTTATCGCGGCCCGAGGCGGCGACATCCGAGACGACATCGATGAAGTGTTGAACCGGCTAGCGGAATATCAAGATCTGCAGGCGGAGCTGGATCGGATCGACACCGTGCTGAAGGCGCTGGAGACTTATCGCCCGGAATGGACCAAGCTTCTGCGGCTAGTATACGTCGAGGGTCTCGAGATCGCCGATGTGAGGGCGAAGATGCAGCTATCAGCACCGACTTATCGCCGGTGGAGAGCAGCAGCAGAAGAGGAGTTCGAGAAGCTGTCCAGATAATGAGCAAAGAATGAGCGCAAATTGAGCGCAAAATGACGAACGGGTGTTCTTTTCAGCCGTGTCAAGACGTGCTATTATGGTACTGTGCAATAATTATATACGCGGTCTGGGAGCTAGCCATACGTGGCGGCTCCTGTTTTATTTTAGCGAGGTGAACGCATTGGAGACGGACTTGACCGGGGCTAGATTACTGGGCCTCCTGAACCGATTAGAGAGCCAAGATGAAAAGCCGCCGGCCCAGCCGAAACAATGCAAGGGTTGTGTATGGGGGCGCTGGGACGGGTTGAAGCAGTATTGCCCGTTTCAGAAGTGCAAGCGAAATGCCAAATAGACCACTGCGGCCATGCAGTCGAATCGGCTGCCGGAACCTATCGCAGAATCGGTACTGCACCGATCATGAGCACATCGCCGAGGAGCAAGCAGCGGCGCGGCACCGTCATTACGACGAGCATCAACGGGATGCCAAGGCGAACGCGTTTTACCACAGCTTGGATTGGAAGCGAGCAAGGCAGCAGGCGCTGATGCGGGACAACTACCTGTGCCAGGAATGCATGAAGGTGAAGCGGATCCGGACGGCGGACATGGTCCACCACATCAAGGAGCTGCGGACGCATTGGCACCTAAGGCTAGTGCTGAGCAACCTGCTGTCGCTGTGCAACAGCTGCCACAATACCATACACGGAGGTCGAGGCGGATGAAGCTCTTGAACTGGCTTTCTCGGACGACGGTGGGGAGAAACGTCGAAGCCCCTAAGAATCGGGACGAACGTCGAGCTTTAGACAAGCAGCTTCGAAAGTACCGATCAAAGCCTCCCGATTCAGGGAAATAACGATATTTCCCACGACCAGCCCCCGGGGGGAGGGTCAATAATTTTCCGGAGGGCCTCGGGAACACCGCGTGCCCAGTTTTACGCGAACAAAATTCCTTTTTTGAGATTTCCGGAGGGGAGGGCGGCCGATGGCCGGACGAAACAAGCAGCCGATCAACCTGATCTTGCTGAAAGGGAAGACGCATCTCACGAAAGAGCAGATTGCGGAACGACAGGAGACGGAAGTGAAGGCACCGGCCGACGCCGTCGAGCCGCCGAAGTACCTGACGAAAACGCAGAAGCAGGAATTCAAGAAAATCGCAGACGAGCTGAAGCGCATCGACCTGATCACGAATCTGGACGTCGACGCCTTGGCTCGTTTTTTGTTGGCCCGAGAACAGTACGTCCGTGTGACGAAGGAACTCCGCTCCATCCCGCCGACCATCTCCGTCGAACATCCGCTGACCGGCAAGATGGTCAAGATCGCGAACGAGCAATACGGCGATACGCTGATCATGCAGGATAAGCTCTTTAAGCAGTGCCGGGCGGCTTCCGCGGACCTCGGTCTGACGATCACCTCGCGCTGCCGGTTGGTCGCTCCGAAGAAGCCGGAGGAGAAGCCGAAGTCAGCCGAAGAGCAGATGTTTGGAGAAGCCTTATGAGCGAAATCGAGACGCTGGTCAAGACGCTCGGGCAGTACGCCGAGGACGTTGTCGACGGCCGCATCGTGGCGTGCCGGAAACACCGTGCAGCATGTCAACGATTTCTGGACGATCTGGAGCGGAGCCAAGACGAAGACTACCCGTTCTACTTCGACATCGAGGAAGTCTATCGATTTTACCGTTGGGCGCGCATGTTCAAGCATACGAAGGGCGTGCTCGCCGGAAAGCCGATCGAGCTTACGCCGTTCCAGTTGTTCATCGTCGCAAATATCTTCGGGTGGAAGCGGAAATCGAACGGCCTGCGCCGTTTCCGGAAGGCGTACATACAGCTCGGCCGGAAGAACGCCAAGTCGCAAATCCTCGGGTTGATTGGTTCGTACGAGAATTTTGTCTCTCCCGAACAGTCCGAGGTATACATTGCGGGCTGGGGCCGCGAGCAGTCGGCGATCGTCTACGACGAGATTTTGACGCAGATCCGCTCCGTCGAGCTGTTGCAAGGGAAATTTACCGATACCTACGGCCGCATCCGGCATATCAAGAGCGGTAGCGTCATCCAGCCGCTATCGAAGGAGGCGCGGAAGACCGGTGACGGCAAAAACCCAAGCCTTGGGATCGTCGATGAGTACCACGCCCACGAAACGGCGGAGATTTACGACGTCCTGATCTCCGGTATGGTGGCGCGGCCGAATCCGCTGCTCGTTATCATCACGACGGCCGGCTTCGATATGTCGAGACCGTGCTTCACGGAGTACCAGTACGTCTCGGCGATTGTGGATCCGGACGACCAAACGGCAAACGATGAGTATTTCGTCATGATTTGCGAGCTCGACAAGGAAGACGACATCAAGGACGAGCGGAACTGGCTGAAGGCGAACCCGATCGTCGCTACATACCCCGAGGGCATGGCGTTTCTTCGTAGCGAGCTGCAGACGGCACTCGACGTTCCGGAGAAAATGCGGAATTTCCTGACGAAAAACATGAACCGCTGGGTCGATCAGAAGGACAACGGGTACATGCCGATGGATGCCTGGCGCGCTTGCGGCCCGAAAGAGGGCGAGGAACGACCCGATTTGTCGGTCCGCGACTGCTATCTCGGCATCGACTTATCGTCGAAAATCGACCTCACCTCCGTGGGCGGCGTCGTTCCGCTCGGCGATGGCCGGTATTACGTGTGGCAGCATAGCTTCATCCCTGAGGATACGCTCGCGGCCAAGCGGAAAACGGACAAATTCGACTACGACCTCGCGATTCGGGAGGGCCGGCTGACGGTGACGCCAGGCGCCGTCGTCGATTACCGCTTCATCCAGTCGCATATCAAGCGTTTGGAGGCCGAAAACCTCTGGACCATCAAGGAATGCGGTTATGATCCCTACAACGCGACGCAGTTCGCGCAGGAAATGGCCTCGGAAGGCTATCTGATGGTGGAAATCCGGCAAGGCGTCCGGACGCTCTCAGAGCCCACCAAATTCGTCAGGGAGCTCGCCGTTTCCGGCCGCCTGATTCATGACGGAGACCGTCTTTTAACGTGGGCCGTGGGGAATGCGGTCGTCAGGCAGGACCATAACGAGAACATTCAGCTCGACAAGGACAAATCGACGAACCGGATCGACCCGATCGCGGCGATCGTGACGGCGATGGTGCGGGCGATGCTGCTCGAGGAGGGCGCGCCAGACGTTTCCGAGTTCGCGGAGGGCGATTTCCTGAACAAGCTGTGGGGCGGCTGACCGCCGGACCGAAAGGAGGGGGTGCTGATGTGAAGATCATGACAATGGCGCGGCGAATGCTCGGCATGGAGAAGCGCGAAACGCTGGAATTGAACGTAGACGACAAGCGGTTGCTCGAGGTGCTTGGAATCGACATCGGCGAGGTCAACGTGAAGGGCAAAAACGCGCTGAAAATCGATACGGTGTACGCCTGCATCCGGATCCGCTCTGAATCGGTCGCTAAGCTGCCACTGAAGGTGTACCAGGAAGACGAGAACGGCGTGCAAAAGCAGACCCGGCATCCGGTTTATCAGCTGCTGAAGCTCCGGCCGAACCCGTATATGTCGGCGTTCGACTTCTGGAAGTGCATCGAGGCGCAGTGCGGTGCTTACGGCAACGCCTACGCGTCGATCGAATTCGACCAGCGGACGGGGCGGATCAAGGGACTTTGGCCGATTGATTCGACCAAGGTTAAGGTCATCGTCGACGATGACACCGGCCTCAGCGGCGTCATGCAGCCACGGTCGCGCCTCTGGTACGAAGTCGACCTCGGCTATGAGAAACGGAAGGTCATGCCGGAGGAGCTCCTGCACTTCAAGGGCGGGATCACGCTGAATGGGATCGTCGGAATCTCGCCGCTGGACTATTTACGGTCGACGCTCGAGAACGCGGCGTCCGCGAACAAGTTCATCAACAATTTTTACAAGCAAGGGCTCCAGGTCAAGGGCATCGTGCAGTATGTCGGCGACCTGAACGAGCAGGCCAAGAAGAATTTCCGCGAGAAATTCGAGGAGATGTCCTCCGGCCTGAAGAACAGCCACCGAATCGCGCTTATGCCGGTCGGCTATCAGTTCGTGCCGATGTCGCTCAGCATGCACGACGCGCAGTTCCTCGAGAACAACCAGCTTTCGATCCGGCAGATCGCGACGGCATGGGGCATTAAGATGCACCAACTGAACGATCTGACGCGCGCGACGCACACCAACGTTGCGGAGCAGCAGAAGGAGTTCTACACGGACACCTTGCAACCGATCCTTACGGGATACGAGCAGGAACTGACGTTCAAGCTGCTGCTCGACCACGAGATCGAGGCGGGCTACTATCTGCGCTTCAACGTCGACGCGATTTTGCGGAGCGACATCAAGACGCGGTACGAGGCGTATCGGATTGGCGTGCAGGGCGG